AAGTTCATGACTTGCTGCATGATAGTAGTATTAGCGTTACTGGATTCAATCTAATAAATGTAAGATTTGAATATAGTGATATAATGAGGGACCCAGATGGTGTTACTAGACATGGGATCATGCGATTCCGAGCAATAATATTAGGATAATCTAATTTATTTATAGGAGAAAAAAATGGCAGCACAAAAAGGGTTAGATATGTTACTGAAGATCAATACCAGTGGTAGCACTTATGCTACTGTTGGAGGTTTAAGGTCAACATCAATCACTTTAAATGATGAGTCTGTAGATGTTACTAGCAAAGATTCTCTAGGTCATAGAGCATTATTAGCAGGTGGCGGAATGAACTCTGTCTCTATATCAGCTTCAGGTGTCTTTACAGATGCTTCAACAGAAGAAACAGTTAGAGCAGCTTTCTTTGGTCAAATGAATACATCAGACGGATCATCAGCACAAACTGCAGCATTTAAAAACTTCCAATTCTTAATACCTGATTTTGGTACTCTCACGGGTGCTATGCAGATAACGAGTTTGGAGTATGCAGGTGAATATAACGGAGAAGTCACTTACTCAATGAGTTTTGAGAGTGCAGGTTATATAACTTACGCAGCAGTTTAATTAATAGCTAGGAGTATTGGATGGCTTGGAAACAGGTAAAAGTCAAGATAGGAAAACAAGTCATAGATGCTATGGCTAAGAAAGACTATGTTGAGATCCCAAATACTGCAGAGATTGGTGAGACAATAAACATTGATGGGAAGGATCTTAAGGTCCTCTCATCAGTTGTTATTCTAAGAGGTGACATGATTAAAATAACTTTTGATGCAGGAGCATCATCCAAAATGGAGAAATCAAAAGATGGCGGAGAAAGCAGTAAACAGTCTTAAGGGTGAAACCTTAGTCACTCTAGCGGGTAAAGAATACAAAGCTAGAATAACAGTAAATTCAATCATGCAGATTGAAGCAGCGTGTGGAATGGGAATAATCAAACTTACTCAGAAGATGAGTGAGGGTGATATTATGATGTCCCATCTTATTGCTGTATTAGTACCTTCCTTGAGAGGTGGTGGTAATGATGTTCAAAGAGAAGATGTCATTAACATGGTAGAGGAAGCAGGACTGGTAAAGACAACAGGCGTTGTAGCTACCTTATTAGCATCAACCTTAACTGACAATTCAGAGGAAAAAGCAGCAGAGGGAAAGCAGAAAGAGGGAGAATAACAAGTGAATCCCTGCCTATTAGACGCTACTTTCAGATTTGCGTTGGCATGATAGGCATTTCTCCTGAATCATTTTGGGATATGAGTCCTAAAGAGATCTTCCTTGCTTTAGAAGGATTCTCTGAGTTCAATGGATCAGGGGAAGAAAAACCCAAGCCAATGACTTCAGGTAGAATGAATGAACTTATGGAGTTATACCCTGACTAATGGCTGAAACAATCAATACACTCCTAGTAGAAATCAAAGCTGAGACTCAGAAGCTCAAGAAGGGCATGAATGATGTCAATAAAAAGCTAGGGGAAACAAAAAAGAAAACAGATGGTGTCAATAAGGCTTTTAAAGCCATGTCAGGTATTGCTGCTACTATCGGTCTAGGCTTAGTAGTAAATCAAACAGTCCAAACTATAAGAGAATTTGAAGATCTTGAAGCAACCTTAAGAGCTGTCACTGGTAGCTCAGAGGGTGCGGGTAATGCTATGGCTGTTATCCGAGACTTTACCAAAGGCACTACATTCCAAATTCAAGAAGTCACACAAGCATTTATAAGACTTAAGTTGGCAGGTGTTGTCCCAACCTCTGATGTCATGACTGACTTTGGTAATTTAGCAGCAGGTATGGGTAGATCCATTGAGAATCTAGCTCAGGCAGCGTTCAACGCTACTACTGGTGAGATGGAGATGTTGAAGCAGTTTGGTATAAGAGCTGTTCAAGATGGTGATAAAATCACTGTCACTTTTGATGGCGTGACAAAGACGATTGAAAGAAGCGGTGAAGCTGTTATTGATTATCTTAGAACTATAGGAAGAGAAACATTCCCTACAGCTCTTGAAGAAAGACTTAATACTTTATCAGGTGCTATATCAAACATGAAGGATGCAAGTGCTGAGTTCATGGTAGCTATAGGTGAAGGCGGTCTAACATCTACTTTGACAGATCTAGCAAAAAGAACATCCACTGCAACTAATGAGATGAGAAGTCTTGGTAAAGTTGTAGGCGGAGTTTTAGCAGTTGCATTTACAGTTCTTTTAGAGCCTATTGTTTTAGTATTAGAGAATCTTAGATTATTTATATCACTTCTAACAGGGACTGCAGTATTCCTAATAGTCAAAAATTTAAAAATGATAAAAGATGCCTTTAAAACTATTAGAGATGTCATGAAAGGTATTTTTTCTATACAAGTAGGAATGACTGCTTTGACAGGTAATCTAAAAGGTATAGCTCTTGCTGCAGCAGCAGCTACAGGAACCTATTTTTTGCTAGGAAAAGCCTTTAATGATGGCGGTGATGCAGCAGAAGAAACTGCAGAAAAAAATGATGCTCTTACAGATAGTGTTCAAGCTACAGAAGATAAATTAGGAAAGCTAAGAAAAGAATATAAAGAATTTTTTGCATTGATCAACAAAGAATCTCCAAGCAAAAAGAAAGCATCAAATCTATTTGATTTTGGTGCAGAAGATGCAAGAGAGAATTTAGAAGCTGCATTTAGAGAGTTCCAAAAAGGCAAGTTTGAAGAAGCTGCAGCTAATGACCCTTTGGTCCAAATGATGCAGAAACAAATAGATCAAGCAGTTAAGTCAGGCAAGATAGAGAAAGGTGATATGACTGTCACCCTTCCTCTTAGCATAGATCCTAGTTTTGAAGGTAATGATAGAAAATTCTTTGATGAGTTTTTAAAAGAGTTTGGATTTGATGAAGATGAGTTAGAAAATGTATTTAATGTAAATATGGTAGGTCCTGTAAAGGATGCTATGGCTGCTATAAATGACATGCTAGATATTGATACACCAACATTCATGGAAGATATGGCTAATAATGAAGTAGCCTTAGAAGCACTGTTTAACCTTATGGGTGGAGCTGATGCTCTAGGTATGAGCTATGATGAACTAAAAAAGAAAGTAGATAGATTTAATAAAGCAGCAAATACAGAGCTTACAGATGCTGAACAAGCAATGTTATCTATATTTGAAGCAGGAGCTGCTGATGATATTGATTTAGCTACAGCAGCAGTAAAAGACAATGATGAAGCACTAGGTATATTACTAGGAAAGCTACAGCTAATAGATGAAACTTTTGAAGATATGGATCTTCCAACTTTTACAGCTCAATACAAAAACGGAATATTAGAAAGTGCAGATGCTACAGATACTTTAAAAGATGCAGTAGATGCTTTAAATGATGCGTTTGAGGATGTACTAGGCAACTATAAAAACATGAAAGATGTTCAAGATCTTTTAAGTGCTGCTGTTGCAAATGGAACAATAACTCAAGATGAAGCCACCGCAAAATATAGAGAGTTTTTAGAATCTACTGGACCAATGGGTAAAGCAATGGCTCAGATAGGTAATAGAGTAGAAGCTCTTGCAAGATCATTCTCTGATGAGTTTGCAGGTGCAATGTTAGATGGCTCATTGGCATTAGAGAACTTTAAGAACCTAGCTCAGAACATTGTTCAGGCGGTCATAGCTTCATTTATGGAGCTCTTAGTCATACAGCCTATAGTAGATGCTATCTTAGGCTACTTTAAGATCTCTCCATCAACAGGAACTGGAGTTGAGCAAAATGCTTCAGGTGGTAGATTACAAAAAGGCAATATGTCTATAGTTGGAGAAAGAGGACCTGAGATCTTTGTTCCTGACACTCACGGAAATATATTAAATAACATGAACAGTAGAAATGCTGTTGGTGGTGGTGGAATTACAGTAGTACAAAATCTTAACTTTGCTACTGGTATTGTCTCTACAGTAAGACAAGAAGTAATGCAGATGCTACCGCAAATTGCAGAAGTATCTAAGAGTGCTGTTCAAGATGCTGCAAGTAGAGGTGGATCTTACAGAAGGAGTTTATTAGGTGGCTAAGATAATCACAATGCCGACTACACCAAACTTTTCTAAGTCTAATTTTAGGCTAAGAAGAACTATTGGAGTAGCAAGTTCACCTTATACAGGAAGTGTAAGAACGCAAGAATATGATGGAGTCTATTGGGAAGCAGAGGTATCTCTACCACCAATGAGAAGAGAGACAGCTTTGGAATGGCAATCATTTCTATTAAATCTAAACGGATCTATTAATACTTTTAAGTTCTCTGATCCTGATGCTTTAAATCCTAGAGGAACAATGACAGGAGAGTTTAGAGGTGATCAGAGAGTAAATGTGACCAGTGCTACTTTATCTTTTACTGCTGCTACAAACACTATTGCAGGAGCTAGTAATACTACTTACTTTAATACTGTTTTAGTAGGTGATTACATCATGATTACTGGATCTGCAAATGTTGAGAATAATGGAACTCATAAAGTTTTAACAAAGACTAACGCATATACAATTACAGTATCCCCACAAAAATCAGATATTTTAATTGATGAAAGCAATAAAGCAGGATGCAAAATAAGAGTTAATGTAAAAGGCTGCACGGGTCTTACATTAAAAGCTGACAGTAATAGTGCTACAGGTACTCTTCTTAAAGGTGATTACTTAGCAATATCTAACTCTACAACAAAGAGTGAATCAGGTTATACACCAGTTCAATATGTCATGGTGACAGAAGATGCAACCCTTAATGTAAATGCAGGTGCTGACACTTATGGTGTTCAGATACAACCTAAGCTCAGAGCAAGTCTTACAGGTGCTACCAACTATGTATATCATTCACCCGCTAAAGGATTATTTAGACTAACTAATAATGCTGCTGAATGGTCTGCAGATAACATATCAAACTACGGAATTTCATTCTCTTGTATTGAGGTAGTTTAAATGTCTAATAGAAGTGGCATAGATACAACCTTAAAAAACATCTTAGAGTCCAACGATCAAGTCTTATTCTTTGCAGTAAAAGCAGAGTTTGATACTGAAACAATTTATGTATGGACTGGTAATGAAGATATTGATATTGATGGTAATACATATATTGGAGCAGGAACTCTTCTAAGCATTTCAGGTATAGAAGAAGATATGGAGCTTAAGTCAAATGGTCTATCAGTGACTGTAGCAGGTATGGATCCAACCATGCTTAATCTAGCTCTTACAGAAAACTATCAAAATAGATTTATAACAGTCCTTCTAGGATCTCTTTCAGGAGGTTCAGATGTAGTTGCATCAACTATGATTTTATTTAAAGGGCGTATGACTACAATGTCAATTAGTGATGATCCTGATGGATCTAACATAACAGTCAATGCTGAAAATAGATTGACAGATTTAGACAAGCCATCAAATTTAAGATACACCAAAGAATCACAAAAATACTTAGAATCCACTGACACTTGTTTTAACAAAGTTGCTCTCCTACAAGATAAAGAAATTGTATGGGGTAAAAGCACTGGAACAGGTGGTGGAGGAAGTAGTGGTGGAAGTAGTGGTGGATATACTAGGAGACAAGCTCTCAGATGAAGAAACTCCAAGACTGGAACATATTATTTGATGAATTTCTCATTAAGAATAAAGATAAGTCTTTTGAGTGGGGTAAATGGGACTGCTGTTTGTTCTCAGATGCAGGGATAAAGGCTATGACAGGAGAATCACTTATACCCAAGACCCTAAGGTGGAAAGATGAAAAGACTGCCTTAGAAGCGATTACAAGCTATGGAAAAAACCTAAAAGGTGCAATAAAAAAAGCTGCAGATCTAAAAAAGTTAGAAAAGATAAAGCCTAATTTTATGCAAAAAGGAGACTTAGTTGTTTATAAACAAGAGTCATACTTATGCGGTCTATGTGATGGATACAAAATAATAACACCTTCTGACAATGGTCTGATGAGCAATCAACAACAAAACATAGTAGATGTTTGGAGAGTGCCTAATGGCTAAGCCTTTAAAACAAGCACTTAAAGTATTCGCAGTCACATTTCTAGTCCTTACTGGTGTTGGTATTGCTATGGGAGCTTTTGCAGGTGGTTTTACTTTATCTGCTATAGGATCCACTATACTTTTTACAGGCGGAATGACTATTGCGGGATACGCTACTCTAGCGGGTGTAAGTATTCTAGTTGCAGGGTTATTGCAAAAAGGTGTAGAAGCAACCTCTGCAAACTTTGGAACTAAAGTATCTACTAGAGCTGCAACAGCTCCAAGACAGCTAGTATATGGAAAGACAAGAGTAGGGGGAGTAATAACTCATATTCAGACTACAGGTAGTGATAACTATCTACTTACTTTTGTAAGTGTTATTGCAGGTCATGAATTAGAAAGCCTAGAAGAAGTGCAAGTCAATGACACCATATTAACTACAACTACATCAGGCGGATTTCAGTATGCAACCAATTCAGACTTTACAAACTCAGAGAATGATAATAAGTTTTCAACTAATAACTCTCTCCTTAGATTTGTCTTTGTAGATGGATCTCAAACTACAGCTAACTCAACTGTCACTGCTAACTCAAGTCTTACTAGCACTGATAAATTCACTGGATGTGCATATGTATTTATTCAGTGTGTATTTGATGCTGAAAAGTTTGGTGGTGGATTCCCTAAGATCAGCTTTACAGTAAAAGGGAAAAAAGTATTTGACCCAAGAGATAGCTCTACTGCATGGAGTGATAACCCTGCTCTTATTGCAAGAGATTTCATAACAGATACTGTATATGGTTTAAAGGCTACATCAGAAGAAATTGATGATACAACTAATTTAGGTGGATTTGCTGCTGCTGCTAACACTTGTGAAAGCTCATTAAGTACAGCAACAGCTACAGTAAATGGTGCTATAAGTAATGCTACTGTAGTTGTTATAGATACAGCAGCCAATCAAGGCTTAATAGGTCCTGAAGATATAGTGACAGGAACAGGCATATCAGGAACAGTAAAAGTTGTAAGAAGAAGAGGTAATAGGATAACACTATCATCAGCTCAAAGCATTGCTGATGGAGTCACCCTTACCTTCTCAGAGCCCACATACAAAGCTAACGGATTTACTAACTTTGCTGCTAGTGGACAAGGTGTTTTAGAAGGCATCTTAAGCTCAATGGGAGGAAAAGTATCTTACATAAATGGTAAGTTTGTGATTTTTGCAGGAGCTACAGTGACTCCTGAAATGACTATTACTGATGATCAATTATTAGCACCTGCACAAGTTGCAACTAATCCATCAGGACACGAAACATTTAATCAGGTTAAGTCAGTTTTTGTAGATCCAAATTCAAAATATCAAGCTGAAGAAACTCCGACTTACACTGATTCAACCTTACTTGCTGCAGATACACCTACTGGTGAATCTACTGCAAACTATAGAAAGACTTTAGAGTTGCAGTTTCCATTCACTACAAGCAATACATTAGCTCAAAGATTACAGAAACAAGCTCTATTACATCATAGGCAAAAAACAACAATTCAGCTAACAACTAATATTGCATTTATGCAGCTACAGGTCTTTGATTGGGTTTATGTGACTAATGAAAGGCTTGGTTATACTAACAAAGTCTTTGAAGTTTTAGGTCAGTCATTGGAGGTTATGGGTGAGAAAGATAATCCAGTCTTAGCAACTAGACTAACACTAAAAGAGATAGATGGTTCTGTATATAGCTTCTTATCATCAGCTTATGAAAATCCACAAGATGAAGGAGATGAAGATGATACTGGTGATTTCTCTTTAACAGCACCAACAAACTTAGCACTAGCTCAACAGAGTATAGCAGAGGGTGCAGGTTATAAAATGGACATTAAAGCTACATGGACTAACAACACTGCAGATAAGGTTATAGGTACAGAGATGACTTATAAGCTAAGCACTGACTCTGACTATACCTCTGATATATTTATTGGAAAAGGAGCTTCAGCAGGTCTTATACCTAATGTAGCTATAGGTAAAACATATAATGTCAAACTAGCTCATCTTGATATTAATGGTGTTAAGAGTGCTTATACATCAGCAGTAAATATAACCATTACAGATCCAACATCTATATCAGCACCTTCAGCATTTACTGCTTCAGGTAATAGAGTAGGTATTGTACTGCAGTGGACCAATCCAAATGTAAGCAATTTAAGAGCTGTAAAAATCTATAGAAAAACCTCTAACTCTACTCCAACAAATGATACTAATTTAGTTCATACAATGATGGGTGAACCAAATGCCAAATCAGTAATGTTTCAGGGAGCTATGGATGGATTGACAGCAGGGACTACTTATTACTTTTGGCTTAGGGCTATAACTCATACTGGATTACATTCTTCATTTACAAGCTCAGTAAATGCTAGTTATTCAGTTTATGATAAAGGTGATATAGGTCTAAATCTTGTCACCAATGATGCACAAGTTAAATCAGATCTAAGTAATTTCTCAGTTGAATCAGATCTATTTGAAGTCACCAGTAATGAGCTAAGAGGTAAAACAGCAATAAAGAATAGTCAAGTGACTTTAGCTAAAGATGGATCAGGAAATCTATCTCTTAATAATGCAGGTTCAGGGAATGTTTCTTTTGATAAAAATGATGTAGGTCTAAACAATTTAACCAATGATACTCAGGTTAAAAGTGATCTTACTAATCTATCATTATTAGCAGATGACTTTGAAGTAAACTCAGGAAGCCTTAGAGCAAAGAACGCACTTAAGAATAATCAGATCTCTATAGGCTCTGATGGATCCTTGACAGGTGCAGGTGGTGGTCAGGCAACTGCTGTAGGCTTAGGAGCTGTAAAAACAGATCTTACTAATGCTCCAACTGGTATAAAAAATGATCAAGTAACATTAGCCAAAGATAGTAGCGGAAATCTATCTCTTACCAATGCAGGAAGTGGAAATGTTAGCTTTGATAAAGATGATGTAGGACTAGATCAACTGACCAATGATGCTCAAGTTAAATCAGATCTATCTAATCTTACTTTAACTTCTACTGATCTTGAAGTTAGTGGGGGTAGTCTTAGAGCTAAAAATGCACTTAAGAATAGTCAGATCTCTATCAGTGCAGCAGGAGTATTATCAAATGCAGGTGGCGGAACTGTCTCAGCAACAGGTCTTGGAGCTGTTAAAACTGATTTGACCAATGCTCCAACTGGTATAAAAAATGATCAGGTCACTTTAGCTAAGGATAGCAGTGGTAATATTTCATTAAACAATGCAGGTTCAGGAAATATATCTCTTGATAAAGATGATGTTGGTTTAGATCAGCTCACAAATGATGCTCAGGTAAAATCAGATCTAAGCAACCTAGCACTAGAATCTGATGATCTTGAAGTAAATAGTGGATCTCTAAGGGCAAAGAACGCACTCAAAAACTCTCAGATCTCTATTAGTGCAGCAGGTGCTTTATCAGGGGCAGGTGGCGGAACTGTCTCAGCAACTGGAATAGGAGCTATCAAGACAGATGCTACCAATGCACCTAATAGCTTGAAAAATTCACAAGTCACATTAGCTAAAGATAGTAGCGGTAATATCTCTCTATCTAACGCAGGTTCAGGAAATATATCTCTTGATAAGGATGATATTGGCTTAGATCAACTGACTAATGATGCTCAAGTTAAATCAGACTTATCTAATTTATCTTTAGAGTCTGCTGATCTTGAGGTTAATAGCGGATCTCTTAGAGCTAAAAATGCACTAAAAAATTCACAAATTTCTATAAGTGCTGCGGGAGTATTATCAAATGCAGGTGGAGGTACAGTATCTGCTACAGGTCTTGGAGCTGTTAAAACAGATTTAACTAATGCTCCTGCTTCAATTAAAAATGAAAACACTACAGCTTCTGATGTTGGTTTAGATCAGGTTACTAATCATGCTCAGGTTAAAGCTGACTTGACTAATCTTAGTTTAACTTCTACTGATCTTGAGGTAAGTGGAGGTAGCCTACAAGCTAAGAACGCACTAAAGAATAGTCAGATCTCTATAAGTGCTGCAGGTGCATTATCAGGAGCAGGTGGTGGTACTGTTTCAGCTACTGGTATTGGTGCTATAAAAACTGATGCTACAAATGCTCCAAACAGTTTAAAAAATAATCAAATAACTTTAGGGCTTAGTGGAACATCATTATCTTTAAACAACGCAGGTTCAGGAACACAAACACTAGGAAAAGCCAATGTAGGTCTTAGTGACTTAGCATCTTTAGATTCTACTAGATCAGGGAAGTTAGACGGAGTGGCTACAGGCTCAACTAACAATGGAAGCACTATAGATACAAATGGGAACATTACAGGTAATATGAGTGTAGGTGCTACAATGACAATAGGCACTAATTCTGATGACAAGATAGTTGTTGGAAATATAACGATTGATGGTGGAAATGGAAGAATCCTTATTACAGATTAATTATGGCAAATAGAGTTCAGCTTGGAGATTTAGGAAGTGGCGTATATGGCTTGAAGGTATCAAAGCCAAGTGTCAATGTTTTGACAGCTACAGATAAGGACTTGCTGTTTGATTCAACAAAAGCAAGAACAGGTCAAATATATGCAGGTGCTAATGGCTTGGATTTTGTTGGCGATAATTCTGATTCGGACCCTCAAATAGTTGGTACAGTAAATATTGATGAAGCTATTACTGGATCTGACCTAAGAGGAAAAAAAATAATCATTGATGGAACTACAGTCACTCTTACAAGTGTGACTACTTATTTTAACGGAAACCTAATTACTACTGGTAATGATATTAAAAATGATATTAATAGTGCTTCAATAACAGGCATACAAGCCTTTAGAAATTCTGCAGGAACAAATGTTTCAAGACTCCGTATTGAAAAAGCCTTTGCGAATGGTGATATGGTAATTTCATATCCTGCAAGTAATTCTCTTGAAAGCTCAGTAGGTATAAATGCTGCAACCTATGCTGTTGGTATTATTGATACTAATGGTATTAACTATTTGACTGGTACAGGTTCTACAAAAGCAGGTTTAGGTTATATACCTTTAATAACTTTAGCAGAAGCAAATACAGGTACAGCTCAACAAGATGGTGATGAAGAAGATTATGACAGCTTTGAACAAGTAAGCACTTTTAGTATATGGGAAACAACAGCTACTCATATGTTTCCTGCAAGTGGTGCATCAAGTTCTCCTACTGGTACAGGTAATTCAGTTGGAAAAAACAATGCTTCAGTTTTTACAGCAAGTGGACCTGTTGGTAGAGGGCGAGGTTATAACATATTAGAAGATAATGATGAGAATAAAATAGAATGTGAAAATTGTTCTTTTTTTGTTTTAAGAATACCTCTAGCTTACGGATATATGAACTCAACTTATTATGGCTAATAGATTAATTTTAGGAAAAAATGTTAATACCAATCATGGACATAGTTCAGGATCTGCAGGTTTTGGCTTATATGTTTCTAGGACTGGTAAAGATGTTACTACTTGCACTGCTGATGAATTAATTTTTAATACTGATAATGGCTCTGTTACTGATGTTTCAAGAGTTATAGGTATGTTTCAACTAGCACCAATAACAACTGCAGGTGCTACAACTACAACCACTACACTTACATCAGGAGCAACAGCAACCATTGATTTATCAAGTATTTCATTTAATAGAGCTTTCGGTTTTATAGGTTTTGGAAGATTAAATATAAACACATCTTCAACTTCATCAGCAGCATTTAACATTGTTGAAAGTAATGCAAATCAAACAATAAGAATAACAAACAATACAACTCAATCATTATCAGTGAAATCTTATGTGGCTCCAAGATATTCAAACTTGGCTTTATTCTGATGGCTAATAGAGTTCTTGTCGGCAAGAGAGGAAGTGATCATGGTCTTTTTGTTTCAAGAGCAGGTCAAAATGTAGTCACTTCTGATGAGCCTTTAGGGTTTGATTCAAGGGCAGTAGAAAGTCTTATAGTTCAATCTTATGGTCAAAGTATTTTAGTGCCACAAGTACAACATAGAACAAGTGGTGCTCAACTTACATATACATATAATTCAACAACTTACTCTCAACATGAGCATACAATTACTCATAATTTAGGATATATACCTGCATACGCAGTTAGGTTTTGTAGTGCTACACAAATAACAAGCGGACAAGCTACAAGCTCATATAGTCCTTTTACTTATTCCTCAGGTTCTGTTGAATACCAAGAAGATGATGAAGAAGGTGGAGATGAGATAACTTTCCCTGAAGCATCAGGTACTGTAGGACTTGCTATTACTGATGTGACAACTAGCAGTTTTAAGCTAACAAATGTAGGCGGAAGAACTTTTGATGATGTTAATGGAAAAGCAACTTCACTTGGTAATGATTCTGTCTACTTTTATTCATATGTTATATTTACTGCTGATAATTTTTTAAATAATGGAAGCCTATGACAACATATAATATTTTTTACAATTCTAATAAAGAAATAGTTTGGTCTACAACAGGTCAGATTAATGATGGCATAAAAACAGCTCAAGCAGATCTAGGCTTATCTCATGTTGCTTTGGATTTAGCAGATGATAATCAGCCTGATGCAACTTATTATGTCAATTCGGATGCTACAGCATTAGTTAAAAAAACAGCTTGGGACTTTACTTTCTCTACAACTACTCCTGCTATTGATGATGTAATAAATGTGACAGGTCTGCCATCAGGAACTAAGGTCTATATGGATGGAACATTACAGGGAACTATGACTGATACAACTCTGACATTAACTGTTCAAGAGCCAAGCACATACACTATTAAATTTGAAAAGCTGCATTATCAAAAACATAACGGAACGCAAGTCATAGTAAAGAGGTATGGTGAATGAATATAAATTTACATAAAGAACAAACAGCAGCAGATAATAGGAAACAATATTACAGCAAGTTTAAAGATCAATTAGATAAGCTATGGCACGATATTGATTCAGGAAAGTTCGGAGATGCTGCCAAGACTGGTGGATTTTATCTAGCAAGAAAGGCAGTAAAAGATAAATATACTTAAAGGAGTAAATTATGAATGATAATAATCAAGGTAGTAGGTTTGGTGGAGACATGGACCGCAATGAAGTAGAAATGGATCTTAGTAAGTTCATGGCTATGATCCAAGAGATCTCAGATCTTAAAGATAAAATAAGAGATCTTGAAGCTGATGATAAAGTAAACCCGCATCAGAGATGGATCCATTTAGCTAGAGCTGTTGATTCATGGCGTATCTTTCCCCGTATGTTTTTGACTGTTTATATTGTGCTTCTTTATAAGTGTACTATTTGGTTCATGGATCTACCTGAGCCATCCTTTGAGCAATCAGGTCTTATATCTATTGTAGTAGGTGCAGGAGCTGCATGGTTTGGCTTGTATGCAGGAACAACAGGATCTTCAAGTAGTTTTAAAGGTGAAAACTCAGGAGACTAAACTGGAAGTATTTGATCTCATAGAAAAGGTAGGTGTCCCTATAGCTAGTGGTTTAGGTATGGGCTACTTCATATTTCTCATAATGAAACAGCTTATGGGGAATCTAGTTAGTGATATAAAAACAATACAGGGCATCACAAAGATGCTAATCACAAGAGCTTCAATAATGAATAATGACATGATCAGAATAGATGTTAGTGTGTCTAGTGCTTTAAATTTACCTCCTGATTTAGATAGAGTTGCAAGGGCTGAGAACTTTGTAGAAGATGGAAAGATTGATGCAAGAAGGGACTAATGGATGTAGTAGCCCTAGTAGAACAGTTCGGGTTTACAACTATCATGGTAGTTGGTCTAGGCTACTTTGTGTATTTTGTTTGGCAAACTATAACCAATACTATAGATCCTGCAATCTCAGAAATGAAGAACACCATCATCAGACTCACTGACCAACTTAGGCTATTAGATCAAGATATGATACGATTACAGCAGAAAGTTAATACTGTTCTAAAGCTAAAACAGAATGAGGTAGATGATGGCGGAGATAAAAAAGAAAAGGGGTAGACCCAGTAAAGCAGATCTATTAGCTCAAAAAAAAGCTAAAGAAAAAGATCTTATTATTAAATTTGTTACAGTAGTAGGTGTGATACTACTGATTGGAATTGCAGCTCAAGAATTAAGAGCTGATCAAATAGTGCACAAGTTTAAATCACCAAGTTTCTCAGGTGTTGGTACTAGCTCACATTATCTTACGATTGAGAACCAAGAGTTCAATAGGCGTGAAGCAGCTTTAGCAGAACTGAAAGCCTATAAAGAACAGCTTAAAAGAGATGAAGAAAATACAACACTTGCAAGGTTTATAAGAAACTTAGAATCAAGAATCTATGCTCAGTTGAGTAGGCAGTTAGTTGATAATCTATTTGGAGAGACACCTCAGACTAGCGGAATTTTAGAGCTAATGGGGAATACTATTGAATATACAGTCTCTGAAGATGGAACTATGATAACCCTAAAAATAACTGACTCAGATGGTAATACGACAGAAATTACAGTTCCTATCGGTTCTTTTACTTTCTAGCTGTAGCATAAATCAAATATTAGACGATAGCTACGCAGAAAGATTTAAGTCCAAAGGATTAAACAATGCTTCAATATATGATCTCCAAAGTGAGAAATTAAAAAACGCACCCCGACCAAAAGTAAAACCAGTAGTAGCAATTTATCCTACATCTTTTACAGATCAAACAGGTCAAAGAAAATCTAATTCTGAATTTGCATTATTCTCAACTGCTATAACTCAAGCACCAAATAGTCTTTTAATTAGGGCACTTAAACACGCAAGTAATGGAGAATTTTTTACAGTCGCTGAAAGAATAGGTCTTGATAATCTTACAAAAGAAAGACAAATAATTAGATCTACAAGAGAGCAATTTACAAAGAACCAAGAGGAAATTCAACCACTTATGCCCCTGCTATTTGCAGGTGTATTGCTAGAGGGTGCAGTTGTAAGCTATGATAGTAATGTAAGAACAGGTGGTGCAGGTGCTAGATACTTAGGTATTGGAACTAGCATACAGTATCGGGAAGATATTGTAAGCGTTAGTCTAAGGCTTATAAGCGTAGCAACTGGAGAGGTCTTAATAGAGATCATGTCCAAGAAAACTCTCTTTTCTTATGGTCAGTCACAAGATGTGTTTAAGTTCATAAATGATGATGCTGAGCTCATTGAAATTGAAGTAGGTGCTTCTAGCAATGAGAGCTCCACTTTAGCTTTAATGAAGGCTATAGAGGAAGCGGTATATAACTTAATTATTATCGGATACGATAAGGGATTTTGGACTTATGAAGAAAACATTAATTAGCGTACTAGCAATTTTTACACTAGCTGCAGCAGCTTCAGATAATGAAATTTATGTAGAGCAAACAGGTGCAACTTTAAACCTGAATTTAGAGCAGTTAGGAGCAGGTAATATCATAGGAGGTTTAGAGAGTGCTGCAGGTGATCTCAATCCTTTTGATTTAGATGCTGTCTCTCTTACACTTGAAATAAACCAAATTGGTAATTCAAACAAGATGCTTGGTGACATCTATGGTGATTCAATTACTGGATTTTTTAACTTTGATGGTGATAGCAATAGTTTCACAATACAAGGAGATCCAACTGGTTCTTATGGCATTGATAGCTCAAATTATAATGTAGCTGTCACTGGAGGTTCTAACACCTTTACTTTAGATCATGGAACTACAGCTCTTGCAGGTACTTTGGATCTTGATTGGATAATACAAGGTGATTCAAATACTTTTGATTTTAATATTAACTATGATGGTGCAACTAACTATGTAGATGTTGATGGTGATTCAAACACTATTAATTTTACAGGTCAGGGTGAAGATGGTGGTTATTTTTATTTAGATCAGACTGGTAATTCAAGAACTTTTAACATTAATCAATTAAGCACATTAAATAATGATTGGCTCAAGATCATGTCTACTGGTAATAGCGGTACTGTTTGCATCACTCAAAATGATGGCGGAACAAGTACAAGCTGTTAGTATTGGAGATATATCAGAACTAAAAGGCAAAGCCGAGCTGATCAGAGCAGAAAATGATCTGCAGATCCAAGCTATTCAGGGCGGTTCTATTCAACAGAATGATGAAGCTATAACCTACAATGGGAGAATGGCTTTAAAGTTCTTAGATAACTCTACAGTAAGGCTAACAGAACATTCTCAGCTTCTTATAGATGAATATATCTATGATCCTGATCCATCTAAAAGCAAGATGGCTCTTACCTTTGCAATGGGGACAACCCGATTTATTACAGGCAATCTTAATAGAATAGATAAGCAAAACATCCAACTTAAAACGCCCACTGCTAACATCAGCATTAGAGGAACAGACTTCAGTGCTACTGTTAATGAGCTTGGAGAAAGTCTAATAATTCTTTTACCTGATGCTTTTGGATTATCATCAGGAGAAATAGAGGTCATTACTGGAGGAGGTTCAGTCCTTCTTAATAAACCTTTTCAGGCTACAACTGTTTCAGTTTTTGAAGGTACGCCAAGTAAACCAGTTATCTTAGATCTAAACCTAGATCAGTTAGATAATATGCTAATTGTTTCACCACCAAAAGAAGAGATCCTATCTTCAGAGGAAGAAGTGATAAAGACTAAAGATGCTTTAGATTTTGATGGTTTAGATATAGATTACTTAGATGAAGATTTCTTTTCTGATGATGATTTTGAGTTTAGTGAATTAGACATAAATTATCTTGATGTTAATTTCTTAGAAGATCTACTTGATGTTTTAGATGCTTTAGAAGTTGCAGAAGAAGATGAATTAGCACAAGATGGCAGCTCAGTAAATATATCAGGAACTGAATTTGGTCAGGACCTTACAACTCAGGTGACAAGTTTTATAACAGGTCAGGTCTTAACTCTGCAAAGAAATGTAAGTTCTCAAGCAAGATTAGATCTTGATGTTGGTGGCAGTTATACTGTTATCTTTATTCAAGATGGAGTCAGCAGAGTAATTACAATTAATGGTGGCAGCAGTAACTATATTAAGATCACACAAAGCCAATAAAAAATAATCCATAAAAGACTTGCATAATATTCCAAATTGGGTGTATACTTATTTCATCAAATGATAACTTAAAAGGAGTTAATAATAAATTGATTTAATAGTAAGAGGAGTGAAGCGGATATTTACCTCAGACTTCCGCAAAGAGACAGCAATAGCTGTCTTTTTTTTTGTGTTATTATTCTGCAATGAAAAGATTTTTAATTCTTTTATTACCCCTCTTATCCCTGCCATTATTATTTCAATCTACACCTACAGAAATAATTAAGCTAAGGACCTTTGATGCTTTAGTAAAAGAACAGGATCCATCAGGTAATTTTGTGATTCTTAATATTACAGAAGAAGATGTAGCAGCAGAGGGTGGCTATCCATTACCAAGACAAAGACTAGCAGAGATCCATCAACAACTCTTAGAGAAAGGAGCTATAGGTGTTGGATGGTCTATCAGCTTTCCTCAACCTGACAGGATGGGTGGAGATGATGCTTTTGCAGAGGTCTTAGGATGGGGCG